GGCTCCTTTGGAACGCCCGAATATCCAGCCCCGGCGGCGGGCGTAAGCCTCCAATACCCCAGGCGGAACCTGGAGTTTGGGGCGGATTGCTGTACCATGTTCGCCCGTGTCCTAATAGGAGAGTGGGCTATGGAGATTTGGAAGCCTGTCCTCGGCAACGACGCTTATGAAGTCAGCGATCAGGGGCGGGTCAGGCGGGTGACAGAGAAAAACCGGGGGAAGGCCGGAATGATCATGAAGCAGTCCCCGGATCGCTACGGGTACATGCGCGTGAGGCTCTCTCCCGAAGGGAAGCGCCACCGCCGCGTCCACCGACTGATGTGGGAAGCGTTCTGCGGCCCAATTCCGGAAGGTCTGATGATCAACCATGAAAGCGGGATCAAATCGGACAATCGCCTTGGGAACTTCACGCTTGTCACCAGACAGGGAAATGCAGATCACGCCGTCAAGGCGGGACTGGTCAAGACGGGGGATGAAAACGGGGCAGCCAAGCTCACTGACGCGGCCGTTCGCCAGATCCGCGCCATGAAGTCGGAAGGCATGACGGGAAGGGCCATCGCTCGAAATCTCGGCTTGCCTGCAAGAACCGTTCATAACGTCATCTCTGGTCGGAACTGGTCATCGGTCGTTTAGTCTCCAACGACGAAGGGCGGCCCGATCTGGACCGCCCCTTGGCGAATTCTTATCGGCTAAGCTCGCTTAGCCGAGGTGTGTAGTGCGCGGGCTACTTCCGGCCGAGTCCGCCGTCCGGTCGGGCAACCGCCTTGACCGCGAACATGAAGCCGGTTTCCAGATGCGTCCGCGCCAGCGATGCCCAGCGGCCAGCCTCGTGGTCGCCGGCCGCGCGCGTCGCGTCCTCGACTTCCGCCAGCAGGTCGACCATCTCGGCTTCCTTCGCCTTGATCCGGTTCATCAGCGAGATCTCGTCTTCGGACAGATCGCGATAGCCGGAGATCTTCTTCTGGTTATCGACCATTGTTCGCCCTTTTCATCAGCTACATGCGTCCGCTGTCGGCCAGCGCCTTGCCCGGCGGCGCGGTCGGCGGATTGATGGTCATGTGCGCCTCGGCCATCGTCTTTTGCGCCTGGGCGCGCTTCAACCCGACCGTTTCGGGATCGGGCGGCGGCGGATTGGCTGCGAGGTGCGCTTCAACCAATGTCTTTTGCGTCTGCGCTCGGGTTAGCTCAGCCTTGGCATGGGCTCCGTCGATGGCAGCGATTTGTTCCTGTTCGTCGAGCGAGCTGGGCGGCGGTTCGCCCTGCGGCGCTGCCATCGGCTCGGGCTTCTGCACCTCGATGATGCGCGCCTGCGCCTCGGCCTCGGCCTTGCCCGCCTGCGCCTCCAGCAACCGCACCTTCGCGACCTGTTCGGCGTCGAGCAGTTGCTGGGCTTTCGCCTGCTGCTCGGCCTGCGCCTGAGCGGCCTGCGGGTCCTGCCCGCCACCGCGCATCTTTTCGAGGATCGCGTCCTTGTTACGGAGCTGGCTCATCTCGACCAGCGTATCGGGCGGGATCGGCACGCCGGCCTGAACCAACTGGACGATCATCTCGAACTGTTCGTGCTGGATCGTGACCGTGTCGGGCGCGTCATCGACGATGATATCCACGTCCATCTCGGCGACGTTGTTCTCGACGCCGACGACCTGTTGCAAGCGCGGGTCGCCCTGCATCGCCTGCAGTTCCATTTGGATCTGCTCCGGCGGCAGACCTTGGCTCTGAAGCTGCTCGGCGAACTGCTCGCCCGCGGTGATCGGCTTGTTCAGCCCGACGAAGCGGATGTTGCGCTCGTCGTCGGTGACCCTGATCCAGCGCTCTTCGGTCCAGAACTGCCGGATGCGCGCCCAAACGGCCTTGTAGATCGCAATGTTGAACTGGCGTAGCCGGTCCAGCATCGGGCCAAGTTCAATATAGCCGCCCTGCTGCTGCGCCTGGATTGCCCGGCCAGACTGTGAAGCCGGGCTTTTACCCTCCATGGACGCATTAGGCCCCATATTGTCGATTTCAGCCGTCGCGTGCTGAAGAAGCTGGAACTGTCCGGCGGCAAGGTCCGATGTCTGCTGGATTTCAAACCGCTTGTTGGGCGCGACTTCAAGGTAACCGTCCGGCTTTGCAAGTTCAGCCCGTGCGCTTCTCGTGTCATCTACTGCGCCTTTGTCGGCGATTACCTGCCGCATCGTCAGTAAATGCAGCGCTTTTGAACGCCTTTTGTTGATCTCGTCCTGTGGCCCGATCATCTCGCGGACCACGCCATAGCGCGCATTGCCGCGGTCGATGTAGGCCGAGGTCAGGACAATCGGGCATTCCGGCTGCCCGTCCTCGCCGACATACGGCGATGGCCCGCCCTCCAGCTTCACGCCCCTGGTAAACGTGCACCAGTGCCAGCCCTCGGCCTGCTTCTCCCACAACTGCACGATCCGCACCCGCTTGCGCTTGGCGTCGCACCACATGCGGTCGTTCGGCCGGTCCTCATAGGTGCCGCTGGTGCTGTGGTAGACCATGGCGTCGAGATCGTCGGCGGCGTCCGGCCATTTCCGGCGCGCGTCGTCCCAGTCCATCCACAGGACCATGCCCAGATAGTTGCCATCCGAACAATTCGCCTCGCGGGCGTGCGGATCGCGGAAAATCCGGTCCCACGGCAGTTGCCGGATCACGATTTCCGGCTGGTCGCGCTTCATCTCGACGACCACTTCCGCCCCCGCCAGCCCTTCGATTAGCAGGTTTTCCCAGACGGACGAGCGCACCGTGTCGTAGCGCGACTGGTCGGCCACAAACCGCAGCGCATCGGTCGCGGCGTGCGCAGAGTCCTCGTCCTGCGGGTTCCTCGGGAACGCCTTGGGGTCGGTGCGCTGCTGCTGCTCGACGCCGCGCAGGAAGTCGATCTTGCGCTTGATCCGGTTGATAACGATGGCCGGCTGGCCGCGCTTGGCCAGCGCCGCCTTCTCCGCGCTGGTGAGCTGCTTGTTGTCGTAGTAGTCGCGGTCGCGCTCGCTCAGCGTCCGCTCGTCGGTGGTGCTTTCCTCAGCTTCTTCAAAATACTGCACATACCGCGCCAGATCCTCCGCGTCGTCCTCGACGATGGGCGGCGGTGCCGTCACACCGCTGACCGGCGGAGTCGTGGCTCTCCAGACCCGCGCGCTGGCGCTGGCGTGGCCGATGGGATCGTATGGCATGGGTTACGTCGTCAGCGTCTGGAGAGCGGTATTGTCGGCGCGAGTCGGGGCGTAGGCGATGCGGCGCAGCCAGCCATTGAGCGGTTCGGTCCCGGTCGGGTTGCTGTTGCCAAGCCGGAACTCGGTTAAGCCGGTCGGGACCGTCGTTGTGCCGGTCGTCAGAGGCGTTGCACCGTCGCGCGCGAACGCCACGCTGTTGGTGGCCCAGGCGACGGCGCAGCGGGTCGCCACGTTGGGCGTTAGGGTGCCGGCTTCCCGGAGACTGATCTGTGTGACGCCGCCGGTCACGACCAGGGCCTGGGCGTTGCCGCTGTTCCTGGCGCGGAGTGAAACCCGGTTGTTGGTCGTGCCGTCCGACAGCAGCCACCCGCCGGCATTCAGGCTCGTCGTGGTGTCGAGGGTGACGAGGTCGGCGAGCACGGCCCCTTGGGCGGCGTTGAACGACGGGATGGCGCTGGTGGCAATTGTGCATACATCGGCGGCCCGCGTGACCGTCGAGCCGACCGTGACGATCGGCGATGTGGCATAGGCTCCCAGCTCCAACTGGACGTTGGTGCAGCTCCCCGACACCGTCAACGTCAAGCTTCCAGCGGTCGGTGTGAAGCTGAGGCTGACGCGGGCGTTGGCTGCGGTGCCGACCAGCGGCCCGGCGGTCGAAACGCCCGTCAGCGTGATCGTGCCGGTGCCCCAGAATGACAGCGTATTGGCTGCCGCCGCGACAGTGCAGCTCTGCGTCACGCCAACGGCGGAGTTGAGGAACAGATTGGTCCTCGCGCCCTCAAGCAGCAGGCCGCGCGCGGTGCAGACGGTGACGGCGCTCCCGGCCGTTGCGATGTAGGCGGTGGCGCTGCTGCCGGTCTCAAGCTGAGCACCCCAGAGGTGCAGCGTGCCGGTGCCGTTGCCCTGATAGCTGAACTCGCTGTCCGCCGTCGCCATCCTGATAAAAGCCTGGATGGTGCCGCTATCGGCGCTGGCCGGGATGCCGGTCAGGGCGCAGCGATACCAGCCGCTGCCGGCGTCCGTGATGGCAACGACAGGGCTGGCCCCGGTGCCTTCCACTTGCGTCGATCCGACCACGCCGGTTGCCAGATTGAACCAGCCGATAATCGAGTCTGCGCCAGTGTTGAGCATCAGCCGCAACCAGCTCCGGCTTCCGGCCTTGGCATAGACGCTGAATGTCTGGGTGACATGGGTGTCAATGGCGACGCCCTGCAGCGTGCCCCGGCTAGTCGAGCCCGAGTTTTCGGTCAGCGTGTCGGCGGTCGTCGTGCCAAGCGGGTCGGTGACGGTATCGGCCGTGACGCTGACTTGGCCGGCGGTCCAGACCCCAGCATTATCCTGATTACTTGACCGGAGAATGAGATTGGTGCGCGCCGTCGTCGGGTCGTAATCGAACCGGGCGGCATCGGTCGCGGCACTGGTCAGGGTGCCGGCGGAATTGAAATACCAGCCCGTGCTCGCCCGCGTGAAGGTTTCCAGGCCGCCCAAGGCCATGGTGCTGACGTAGTTGTAGTCGAGCGTCGGAGTGAACGGCGTGCCGCCGGCACTGACCACGACACCCGATGCCACACCCCGAACGCAGCCCCGCACGGGAGCCGTGATGACGCTCACGTTATTGGCTTACTCTATACGTTACGGTGCCGCTGGTGTACGCCGTGCAGTTCAGGCGGTACAGCGTGTCGCCCTCGACCTCCTCGGCGATGACGCCGCAGGGTGCGGTGAACGTCGCCGCCGTGCCGCTGCTGTCGCGCGAGACGCCGGCCCAATTGGTGCCGTCGAACGAGCGCTCAATGGCGACGGTCGCGACGAATGTCCCGCGCAGGCTGACGTTGAACTTGCCGATGGGGCGGAACGAGCTGCTTTGGCCGGTCGCCGTGAAGGTGCCGCTAACAAGAACGGTTGCTGACATTTAGGCTACCTTCCAGGAGTCGTGGTCGTCTGTGTTGCCGAAGGTGCGCGCCCAGCGGTCGACCGGCGCCTTGGGCTTAGCGGGCCGCGCGCCCGCGACCATGTCGTCGAGCAGCCGGCCGAGTAACGCCAGGCTATCGACAGCGTCATCATGCTTGCCGGCGGGGAATGACAGCAGCTCGCTGACCAAATCGCCGGTCCACGGCGCGTTGCGCGGGAAGTAGACCTTGCCCATCGCCATGCGCGCCCGAATGCTCTGCGCGCGCGTTGCCTTGTCGCGCACGCTGACGAACTGCTGCCGGCTGAAGTACACCCGGCGCTCGTTGGCGCGCTGCTCCAGAAACGGGCCAATCGACTTCAGGATCTGCCCCTGCTCCTCCGCCCAGTCCATCGGCCGCCATTGGTCGGCCAGGTCGAGCAGTGCTTCCACCCACCGATCCGACGCGGTGCGCTGTCGCCACATGTCCAAGACGTACAAATTGTCATCCGGATCGACGCCCGCGACTACGTGCACCGTCCAGTCGCCGCCGTCCGCCGTCACGGCATAATCCGACGCGCCGTAGATGTGCAGCGTGCTGCGGGCGGGCGGATCGTTATAAAACCTCATCCAGGTCTTGAGGAAATATGAGCCCTCATCCGGCGTCGGGTGCTGCTGATAGAGCGCGCTCCAGAAGCGCGGCAGCGTGTTGCGCCTGATCCGCTCCAGCGCCTCGATGGGGTACGCCGCCGGCCACAGAGCCTCGCCATCGTCGCTGATGGCCGGCAGCTCGACCACTTCCCACTTGTCACCGCCCGCGATCTGCTGCGACAGGAGACGCCCTTGAAGGTCGTCTTCGGCCATTCTGTGACCGATCACGACAATGGCGCCGCCGGGCATCAATCGGTTGTATGCGCTGCCGGTGTACCAGTTCCAGACAGCCTCTCGGGTCGTCTCGCTCAGCGCATCTTCCATCGAGGCGAACGGATCATCGATCAGCAGGATGTCAGCGCCCTTGCCGAGCACAGCGCCGCCGATACCGACCGCGTAATAGATGCCGCCCGCCTGCGTGTGCCACTTGCCCTTGGCCTGACTGTCGGCCGCCATCTCGACGTTCGGGAACAGCGCACCGTACTCCTGGCCGCTCATGATGTTGCGGACTTCGCGCCCGAAGTCGGTTGCAAGGTCGCTCGTGGCGCTCACGCTGATGAACTGGCGCTTGGGGTTGCGGCCGAGCGCGAAGGCAGGGAAGCGACGTGACGCCAGCTCAGACTTACCATGCCTCGGCGGCAGCATGAGCATGAGCCGGTCAATCTCGCCCCGCTCGACCCGTTCCAGGGCTGCCGCGATCTGGCGATGGTGCGGCGCCGTGGCATAGTCGGGTTTGGTGTAGGCCGTGAAGTCAATGAGTCGTTCCCGTGCAGCTCGCCGTGTCTTCAGTTCCTGCTCCGCCCGTAAGCGCAGCAAGTTCTGCATCGCTGATCTCTGCGATGCTGGTAACGCGGCGGACGGCGACATTTGAACTGCTCAGCCTCGGGTGCATGTACGGCGCGCAATCCCGCGCCCGGTCGGCGGCGGCGGCCAGATCACCAGCCTCGTATTTCTGCCGCATGTCCTCAATCAGGACCTCCAGCGGGGTAACGCCGGCGGAGAGCTTATCGGCGACTTTGCGGGTTTTTTGCGTCAGGGCGCCTGCCTTTCGGCCTGCTCCGGCCCGTGCTCCGCCTCGATTTGTCGTCATGACCAGCGGCTTTGATTAAATTCAGTCACGGCGCGCGGTCGACAATCCGGCGTTTGGCGGCATCGACCTCGGCGCGCGGCCGGTCCTCGAGGTCGAGCAATTGGTTGCTGGTGGTGCTGCAGCCGGCGATCAGGCCGTCGATCTTGACGTGGAGCGCCTGGGTGTCTGCGTTCTGGGCGTACTGCAGGCAGAACACCATCAGGAACGTGACGATGGTCGTGCCGGTATTGATGATCAATTGCCACGTGTCGGAGTAGCCGAACACCGGCCCGGTCAGCGCCCACACGACAATGACCGCCAGCGCGCAGACGAACGCCGCCGGTCGTCCGGTCCAGTCCGCGGTGGCTTTGGCGATGGTGTCGAACATGGCCCCCAGATATGCGAAAACCGGCGAGGGTTGCCCCTGCCGGTTGATTGCTGCATCGTCACTACGCGACGCATACTCCCTATTGGCACATCAGCGGCCCGCACGTCAAGCTTTCTGCAACGTTAAGGCGCGATGGAGCCACAGCGGTTCATCATGTGGAGCAATACCGCAACCACGATGAAGGTCCAGCAGAGGATCGACACGGCGTACATGAGCGGAACGGCCCACGGGTTCCGGTCAAACCAAAGAAGCCATTTCGGATCGCGCTCGGTCATAGCAGAAGCCCCAGCGACTGCATATGGTCGATTGGGTCTTTGTTGTTCTTGCTGCTGTTACAGGATTTACAGACCAGTTGCAGATTGCGCGGCCAATGAGTGCCTCCCTTCGTCAGCGCCACGATATGATCGATCTGATATTTTTTCTTGATCGACACACGACACACCGCGCACTTCCCCTTCTGCAACTGAAAAATCCGGTCGATATCTTCCGGTGTGTAATGGCCCTCAGCGCCGAGCTTGAGAGCGCGCCGTTTCTGGTTCTGCGCTCTCGCCTTTTCCGGGTTTGCCTGTTTCCAAGCTTTTCCTCGTGCTTTGGCTTTCTCCAGGTTCTCAACTCGCCACGCGCGCGCTCTGGCTCTGAACTTCTCGGGGTTTTCCGCGTAATCCCGCCGACCGCGTTCGCGGGCAACCGGCCGAGTTATTTCCCGGTTTGCTTCTCTGTACGCTTGGCGCTTCTCAAGGTGTTTCTTGGTCCTGAAATAACCACGCGCCTTCGTGCTGCGATATCTTTGCTCGTGGGTTGTTCTCTGCGTCTCCAGCGTGCATTGACAGCAAGACCCATTTGACACAAGCCTTTCGGCTATGTGCCCGTTGATGCATGGCTTGCCGGTAGCGTAACGTTTGAGCCCTTGTGCCTTCGCTTGCTTGCGAGAGACCTTGTCGTAATACATCCCCCGCTCGGGATTAAGTGGATTGGCTGCGTATCTGACTCGCGACTTCTCCCGCTTTTCCTCCCGATGGGCATCATCGTACTTGCGAACGATTGCCTTCCTCTTATCGGGGTTGGCTTTCCGCCAGGCATTGGCGCGAGCGATTACTTTATCTTGATTGGCGAGACAATACAGTCTCTGGCATTCGCAACAAGTGCTCGTAGACACCCATCGCTCCGCGACATGGCCGTGCTTACACGGGTTCCCATTGGAATAACGTTTACGTCCTTGGGCTATCGCGGCGGCGCGCGATATAATTTCGTCAGCCATGACTGCTCTCCGACAGCGGTTTGGTTAGGGTCGGCAGGAGATGGCCGTCTCCTGCCTGCCCGCCAAATCTTACTCCAATCCGTAGAAATCGGCGAGTATATCTAAAGAAATGCGGAAGATACCCATCCATCCCTTTCGGTCGGTACCACTGCCGAGTTCATTGGCAAATCTTTCGACTGACCAGTCATCGCAGCATACGTGCCAAAGAATGGGCCACATCCTGAGCCCGACCGCTTCCCGCGCCCGCCGGTAACTGGTGGCAGCGTCGAGTTGTCTGTCGCGGTAGCCACCAGGATCGGGAACGGACGAACCTCCCGCTTCCGCATCACGGGCGCAGACAATACCGAGCGCCCAGTCCTCGTAGAGCAGGCCACCCGCCCTCGCCTGCCGAACCGTAATCAGCCCACGCTGGGCCATCCGCTCGATGCTGGGTTGCACACGTGCCCTGCTCCCGAAGCCGTCGCTGAGCTTCTCGACCAGGACGCGGTTGTGCCGCTGGCGGTCGTCGCTGACGAGCGAGCGGCGCAGCGCCAGGGTTGCGGCGAGGTCTTCGTCCTTGCTCACCCGGCGTCGCCCCGCAGCAGGCCCTGCGCATCGAGCAGGGTGACGATGCGCGCGTGCAGGTCGGCCGCGCGCTTGTCGCGTTGCGGCCGGTCGCCGAGGTACACCTCAATCTCCTTCATCATCGCAATTTCGACCACGATGTGGCGGGGCGGCGGCGGCTGCGGCTTCATGGCATGGTCTCCAGGACGCGCTGAGAGCCCGCCTGATGGCTTCCGGCGAGTTGACCGACCGCTGGCACCCTCTCCAGCCGCAGCGCCGCTTCCACCTCGTCGATGCTCCAGCAAACGTAGACCCGGTGGCCGAGGGACTCCAGCGTGCTACGGAACAGGATCTGCGCGTCGGATGGCTTGCCGCGGCCGGCTTTGAGTTCAATTCCGAAACTGTGCGCGTTCGGGGTCCAGATCAGCAGGTCGGGGATGCCGCGCTTGACGCCCATGGCCTTGAGCACACCCGCTTCGGCCGGCGTCCTGTACCCGCCCGATGGCACGTGGCAATACGCCAGCAGGTGCTTAGCCTCGTAGATCGCCAGCAGCTCGACCACGGCGCGCTGCAATGCTTCCTCGGGTCGTTTCAAAACATCACCTCCAGACAAACGATCACCACCAGCCCGACCAGCCAGAGCGCCGCCATCGCAACGGCCAGCGCCTGCAGGGTGCGATGGACGCGCAGCTCGGCCGCCTCAATCCGCGCCATTCGCGCCCGTTCCTGCACCTCGGCCGCGCGCTCGGCCGCATCCTGGTGCGCCCGGCTGAGACGCACGGCCTCGGCGGTCACCGTCCGCTCGGTCATGCCGACCTCCGGTTCTGCTGCTGCTGCTCGGTCAGAAGCTCCTCGATCCGCTCCCGCGTCAGCTGGCTGCACGCCGGGCAATGGGGCGGTTCCGGCAGCCCGGTGTCGCCCTCCGCCTGCTCGACGGTGTCGAGGCACACGGGACAGATCCAGACCACGGCCGGCTTGGGCTCGGTCTTCCTGTACGGCTCCAGCTCGCGCATGCCGTCCGGCAGGAACGCGCAGCGCTCGCCCTGGAACCACACCCAGCCGAGCCGCTCGGCAATGTGCAGCGGCGCCCAGTTCGGGCCGGCACGGTCGACGATAAACGACCGTGTGCCATAGCGCTTGTAAGCCGCGAACATGCAGGCGAGCGCCGTCTGTCGATCCCGGTTCATCGTCGCGATGCTCATGCCGTCACCTCCGCGCCCTGCTGGTGCAGCTCGGCCGGCGTGATGCCCACGACGACGTGGCTGGCGCCGGCAGGCTGGCCGTGCCAGAACAGCATGCGACACGTCACGCAGCGGGTGACCGCGGCCTTACGCGGCTGGTCGTCGATCCGGAACGACAGGGCACAGCGTGCGCAGTGGTAGCGCGGCTCGGGATCGGTCACAGCAGCCGCTCCTTCTCGTCGACTTCGCGGAGCGTCAGCAGCACCGCCTCCATCGTCGCGATTTCGTCGGTCGCCTTGCGCTGCGACATTTTCGCCCGCTCGATGAGCTGCGGATAGACCCGCTTGCGCAGGCTGATCTCGCGCTCGATGCAGCGGATCTGGTCGGCCAGCCCGGTCATGATGCAGCCGCCTTCCGCTTCGCCTTGCCCCGGCGCTGCGGCACCCAGCGCAGCGGGTTCCAGCGCTCGATGTAGTCCAGCCACAGGCTCGTGCCCATCAGCTCCGCCGCGCTGTATGGGTCCACCGCGTCGTCGTTGGCGCTGCCAGCGTGCATGCCGGTGTCGGTGAGCCCGCAGTCGTCGCAGCTCATGCCCGGTCGTGTGATCATGCTGCCCTCCGATCCGTTGGCGGCACCGGCCGATAGTCGTCGAGGACGAAGACCTGCGCCGATGGCGGCCGCTCGTACAAGCCCGACAGGAACGACCACCAGAATACCCACCAGACCAGGGGGCTCATGACGCGGCCTCCGGTGCTGGAGGAGGCGGCGGCCCATGCTCCTGCGGCGGATGGCCAGCGTTGAATGCCGCAGCGGCTTCCTGCATCTGCTCCGGCGTCGGACCTGGATTCGTCGGCCGCTTGACAGGCTTCGCGGTTTTCGCAGCCGCGTCGATCTCGGCGGCTCGGCGGTATCGCTCCTCGTCCTTCCGCCGCGCCTTGGTCCCCAAATCGATCTGCTCGTGAGCGTAGGCTTTCAGCCGCTTGACGTATTCCTTCGCGGTTTCCTCGGGGTCCCGCTCCGGCATCGGCTCGTCGGCCGCCCACTTGCCGGCAGCGGCGTCACGTTCCGCCATGATCGCGACCAGCTCGGCGCGTTCCCGATCCTGCTTTTCGCGGAGGTATTGCGCGTGGTCTTCAGCGCCGCCGTCCGCCCATGGCCGGCTGGTCCTGGGCGCTCCGGCGGCGCGCGTCCCGCCGTCGACCAGCTTCCAGGCACGCTCGGCCTTGACCCGCACCTCAGCCTCGATCCGCTCCATGAACTCGATCAACTCCCCGGCAGACGGCCAGAACGATTTGAAATGCTTCTGCGCCTGGCGGAGCGTCCCGTCATCGAAGCAAAACGCCGGCTTGTCGGCCAAGGCGAAGGCGAATGCCCCCATCTTGCCCTGGATCATTTCCTCCGAGTGGTTGCCGCTCAGCCCGAATAGCAGCTTGGACAGCCACACCCTGATCCGGCCGTCCTGCGCCGGGGCATCGCATTTCTGCATCGCCTCCAGCCAGCGGCGGCATTCCAGGATCATCGGCTCGGTGACGACGGGCGGATGTTTCCAGACGCCCGGCACAACGCGGCATTCCGCCCCGTCACCAAGGGTTTGAACCTCCTGCGGCGTCTGCAACCCATCCCGCGCAATGGGACTTAACGTAGGAAGCAAAGTCCCCATGGCCCCGTTGCCGCTGATCGTCGTGACGCTGCCCATGGTCCCGCTCCCACCTGATGTTCCCGTTGATCCAGCCCTTCCACTGCCGCAGCCAGCCGGCCTCGCTGTTGGCCGCATCGCGGTCCCCCCGATCCTTTTTCCCGAGCCAGTGATTGGCGAAGCGCTCCGCCGCGCCGTCCACGTCGGTCCAGCCGGCGGCGAGCGCCCAGTCTCGGTACTCGTCCGTCAGCACCCATTCGTCCGGCATCGGCAGCACCTCCGAGCTGCCCGGCTTCACGAACGGGACGATGTTGCTTGGCTTGTTTTCAAAAAACTCCGGGGCGCCCTGTGGGTGTCCCCCGTCAGCCGGCTCGGGCGCGCGGGTGGACTCCAACTCCACACACAGCTCCCCCTCTTCCTTGACGGTTAATGACGGTTCGGGTGCAGCAGGTGCATGGTTTTGCGCACCAGTTGCATGGTTTCCGCCAAACCCTGCAGCAGGTGCAGGGTTTTCCGTAGTCTCAAACCCTGCAGCAGGTGCAGGGTTTACGCTATGGTCAAGCCCGTTGGCTTGCCCTGACACCGGCCCGCCGTGACCCGAAACCGCGAGATCTGCAATGCGAGCAAGATCGAGCGAATAGACGCTGGTATGCCCGCGCCCGCCCTTACTGGCGCGCTCCAGCACCAAAACTCCGATATCGCTTAGCGCCTTGAAAGCGTTCTGCACCGACCGATGCGACATGCCGCATTCCTCGGCGACGGTGCTGATTGCCGGGAATATCCGCTTGCCTGCGTCGTTCGCATAGTCGGCCAGTCTGATCAGGACGAACTTGGCGGTGGATGGCAGCCTGACGCGCCAGCAGAGCGCCGATACCTTGACGCTCATTCCTCAACCCCCTCCATCCAGCCCATGGCCCGCCACATGATGTCCATGACGCTTTGAGCGCAGGAGGAAGGGTTGGCCCATATTTCGCTGCCCGTGAACCGGATGACCGTAATGCCCTGCTCCGTCATCCAGCGGTCACGCCTGCGGTCATGTGCGGCCTGTTCTTTTGTCCGCTCATGATGGTCGTGGCCATCGCACTCAATCACGAAATTACCGCGCTTAACCGGCCCCCGGTGCGTCTCCACCTCCCAAGCGATAAAAAAATCGGCGCGATAAATGCCTACCTGCGTCTGCGGCCAAATATGGCATCCAGGGAACGCCACCGGGTCAGACCAAACACGGTCGTCCCATCCAAACCACGGGCCATCCCCGCCGAAGAAGCCATCGCTTCCATACTTGAAGCAGTGAATCAAAGCCGCAGCCATGACCCGCTCAATGGGGCTCTCACATCGAGCCGAAAATCTTTTGCACGTATCAAGGAATTTGACGCGGACAAAATCCGCAGCGTCGTCAGCAAACTCTTGGAGGAAATTGTCTTCGGATCTTGTCGCCATCTCGCTCTCCCATCGAAGAGCGGACGCACCCCACCACGAGCGCTCTTGACGAGCGGCCACGCAGCAGCCATCCTTGAGTCCTCTCACGGATCTCATGGCGGGGTGCTTCCGCTGTGAATTCACCAGTCTCTCGGGACTGGCAGCCAGCCCGGTGTTTCCAGCACCGGGCTTTGCTGTTTCAGCGTCCCACGTGTCCGGTGGGTGCGCAAGTCCTGTCATCGCCATTCCTCCCCATGCGTTTGTTGATTGCGGCATCAGGCGGCACGCTCCTTCTCGGCATCCTCATGAACCCGCTCGTGGCACTGGTTGCAGACGGCCGCCAGTTCCCACAGGAACTCGTTGCCGACGTGGTCATAAGTCAGGTGATGGACCTGCTCGGCGGGGCGGGATCGGCAGCCCTCGCAGACGCCTTCGGATCGCGCCATCACAAGATCGCGCTTGACCCGCCATGCGGTTGATTGCAGGTATTTGTTATACCAGCGCCACCACTCGGCCTTTTCCGCCTTCTGCAGACGGATATGCTTCTGGTTGACGGCCCTGATCCGGTCCTCGCGCGCCTCGTGCCAGCGCAGATGAAGCTCGGTGTCATATGCCGGCACCCGATCCGGGTTCCGAACGGTTGCTTTCGGAACTGGCCCCTGTGGACCGCCGCCGCACTCCAGGCACTGGTAGCGGAACTGGACGGCGCCGTTGGACGTCACCTTCCGCCGCAGTTCCGTAACCGGATGCTCGCATTTTTCGCCATAAATGGCGCTGATTTCCGCGCTTCGTTCGTCGGTGTTGCGCAGCCAGAACTGGCTCTGGGTGTCTTCGTCCCAAACAGGGATCATGCCGGCGTCTCCTGCTGGGCCAGCCAGCGCAGCGCATCGCCGGCATGCCAATCGGGACACTGGCGCAGGATGTGACGGACAGTCCCGGCCCACGCCATGAACTCGCACAGATCCGCAAACGCAGGATCTTCAGTCTGCGGTGTCGCCGGATACGCGCGGACAGCGCGGTTCATATGGCCTCCGCCTTCTCTGCCGCCTTGTCGGGCGAGATGATCTGGAACCGCAGCTCGTCCATCTCGAACTCGGTGATGCCGCGCAGGTGTTTGCGCACGTCGATGTCGACGCCCTCGGCGATCCGCCGGGCATGGGCGCGCACCCAATGCAGGATCGGGCGCTTGCGGCCGGTTTCGGTGACCGGCAGGTTGCGAGCGTAGAACAGGCTCTTGACGTGCTCCTCACCGACGCCGAGCGTCAGCGGCGTTTCCAGGTGATTGATGACGTGGTCCTGCGTCCGGACCTGCCAGAGATAGCGACGGTCGGCCCAGGCGTTGAAAACCATCGCCGGCCACACGGTTGTGGCGGCATTGAACATCGGATCGCGCCGCCACTTGGTGCGGGTCGATAGGCCATGCACGACCCGGTCGTTGGGCGTGACCGTCAGGTAGCTGTCGAAGCCGACCAGCACGTCGCCCTCGTTATCGAAGAACCGCTTCTCGTGCCGGTTCAGGGCGGCCGAACGCTCCCAGCAGATATACTTGAACTTCGCGCCGGGGGCGGGCGCCGCGACGCCGAGCGGAAAGCGGGCCATCCGGCGGACTTGATGCACGAACACGGAGTCCTTGCGGTACACGTCGAACACGGCAGCGTAATCCGGCAGCCCGTCGTTGCGCTGGTCGACCTGCTGGCTGTAAGTGACGCGCTTGACGCACGGCAAGTACATGCCGTGGACCAGCAGTTCGCCGAGATCGGCGTTAAACCCCTCGCTGCAGCCCCACGGACTGCTCTGATAGCGCTTCGCCATCAGGGTCAGGAACGCGCGGTAGGCAAGGTCGGTCAGTTCTTCACTGTCGAGCACCTCCTCGCCGAACTCGCCGAACTCGCGCGGGGTTTCGTCCCGCCGCTTGTCGGGATCTTCCTCCGCTAGGTTGATGAACGCGCCTGCCATTACTGCGTCATCCTCGGGATGGTTGGCGCGTAGGTCTGCACGTGCAGCGTGGCCTGGGCGTCGTCGAGGTCGAAGTGCTCGGCGACCGCGGCGACGGTGTCCGGCCAGATCGTGCGCAGCGCCACGCAGATCGCGCAGGCGCAGGGCGGTTCAAACGCCAGCATCATCGCCATTCCTCCGACGCGGGTTTGCCGCTCTTCCGCCGCGTCCTGCGCCGCCAGTGCCGGGCGTAGCTGCCGAGGATGTCGCGCTGCTTGAGCGCCGGCAGCCGGTCGAACTCCAGCCGCGCCAGCTCGAGGTCCTCCGGCTCGCCGCTCTCGGCCCGCCAGAGCGCGTCGTGCAGCGGGTGCTCCGGCTTGACGAAGCACTGCACGAACACCTGCAAAGCGATCAGCCGCAGCAGCATTTCGCCATGGCTGACGGCCGGCGAGAACGGACCCCAGCGGGTGCGCTCGTCGGCCGTCATGTTAATTTCTTCGGGCTCGATTGAGGCTGCGTCAGGCATTGGCGGGGTCCGGCTGCGGGAAGGGAGCGGCGGCGTCGGCCGGAACCAGCGCCACCGCAGGGCGGGAGATCAGGTGTCGTCGTCTTCGTCCACTGTCGGTCGGCTCTCGCCGATCCGAGGGTTGACGAACTCGTGCGCGAAGCCGTCCGGTTCGGCGCTGGGGTCGGGCTCGTCCTTCGGCCGCAAGGCTTCGGCCGCCGCGGCGCGCAACTCGCTGACCTCGTCCGCCAGTTCGGGAATATGCTCAGCGATCTGGTCGAGCAGCGCGTTGTTAAGCGCCACCACCTGCGGCTTGCCGTCCACCACGGCGCCGGTCATGAACTCAAGGGCTTCACGCAGGCCCTTCTTACCGCGCGGGAACTGGACCGGGTCCCAGCCCTCGCCGATGGCGACCATCAGCGGCGGCTTGGGGGCAGGCTTCGGCGCCTCGGCCTTCGGCTCCTCGACCTTCGGCGGCTCTTCCTTCGGCGGCGTGATGGGTTCCGCCGGGATGTCCTGCAGCTCCTCGACGCTCTGCGCGAGGCCGCTCAGCACGTCGGGAAAGACGTCGCGGAGCAGGAAACTGCGGGCGCGCGCCTGCAGCATCCTGTCGGGATACTGCTGCCACGGTCCCGGCTGGCCGTTCTTGCCGCGCTTGTCCCACAGCCCGGCACGCTTGGCGTCGGCCACCGAAAACTCGGCCCGACGCGCCTTCCGCCCGACCCGCTGCACGATGCAGACCGCTTTGCGCGCGTCGCCCTCGCCCTCGATGAACTCCTCGATCTGCACCAGCTTGCCGCTGGCCTCAACCACGGCCAGCATGGCCGGGCCGAACAGACCGGGACGCCCGTTGATGATCGCGATGTTCTGGACGCTTGCCATCGGGCTCAACCCGACCTCAGCGCCCAACTGCAGCGCAACGAAGCATGCCGCAACCGGATCCGGCGCGTTGAGGTAGCTGCTGGGCAGCAGCCCCGAGGCGGTGATCAGTTTGGACAGCTGGATGCCGTCAGCCATGTTGTGGACCCGGATGCCACGCCAGACAGCGGCAGCTGCTGCAGGGGCCTGATACGGAATGATGTCGGCAGTCATGGCGATACCTCTCTCCAGCCTTTGCCGGCCTTGATGTTTGATACCCACGAGCGACTAATTCCGTGATCATCGGCGATCAGCCGATGCGGTCGCGTATCGGTGCGGATAGCCAGGACACGTTCGGCGGTCAGCTTTGCCGTCCCGCCTCTGTATCCACGTCCCTTTGCTGCTCGCTCCGCCGAACATTCGGAACGGGTGGCCAGGAATAGGTGATCCGGGTTGACGCACGCCGGGGCGTTGCAGGAATGCCTGACAACCATGCCGGCGGGGACTTCACAGTGATTGTGCAGAATGTACGAAAGGCGGTGGGAAAACTCGTTCCGTCCCAGGTACGTCACCTCTCCGAAGCCATCGTCTGTGAGGGCTCTGCACCACACCCAGCAGCCATTCGCCGGGTTGATGACGTAGCTTTCGTGGAAGTTGACACCCGGCACCAGATTGCGCCGCGTATTGTTCAAACCGTCGCCGTCCAGATGAAAAACGTTTGTCTGTGGAATGGACCCTAGTATCTGCCGGTGCATGTAGACGACCCGCCGCCGCCGATCCGGAAAGTACTCCCATCGTTCCGCATAGACGTGCTTGCCACCCTTTAAGAGATGCGCTCTCCACTTGAACCGATTGACGAGATCGAAGTCATCGTCGTCAACCAGAGCCACGTAGCCTTTTGTGATGGGGATTTCTCTCATGGCTACATGCCGATACTATTGCGCCCGGAGCGCATTTCGCTGCGGTGGCCCTGGGCGTTGCGGAGCTTGCGATAGCTGTCGATGTCCATGCCGCGCTTGGCGGCGTTCTCGGCGTCGGTGCGGTCGCGCCACGCCAGGACCTTGGCGATTGCACGGACACCGGCCGCCGCCTCGTCCGCCAGTGCGGCCCGTGCGTCGTCGGCCAGATCGCGCCGCAGCCACGTCTCGGTCGCGTCGCAGGCGACCACCTTCCGGCTCAGCACCTCGCCGCCGACCGCGACAAATTCCGTGATCTCGCCGATGTGCTGGCCCCGGAGCGGGCAGCCGCCATCGGCCAGCGTCTCGCGCACCGGCGTGGTCTTGCGCCCGCCATGCGCGGCGACCAGCCCGAAGCGGTGCGCGGCGTAGTAGGTGTCCCAGTCGACGCTCTGCATGTCGTCCTCCATGACCGCGCTCATTCCGCACCCCCCAACCACTCGCCCAGCTCGTGCATGCGGCGCTCCAGCACCTCGATGCGGCGGGCCAACTCGTCGAGGCTGACGTCGACCCTGACCAGCATCTCGTCCCAGTCCGCATCGGGCTGGGACCGCTCTTCCTGCTCCATCAGCCATTCCTTGGTCGCGCTCATGACAGGCTCTCCTTCGCCCGCTCGATAGCCGCGTGCGCCACGTTGCGGATCTCGGCGCTCGACCACGGCGACACCGCCAGCAGGTTCTCCAGCGCTTCGATCAGATCTTCGACGACGGTGCGCGGGTCTGGGTCGTTGGTCGTGGCCGGCTCGTTGCCGTATTCGTCGTCGGGGATGAGGCGTTCCATGCGCGTGTTCATGCCCGCACCTTGACCGGCAGGTCTTCGTGCCTCGGGGCAAACTCGGCGTTCGCGAAGGGGTTGTCCTCGCCGCCGACGGCGCGCTCGCCGTTGAGCGTGGCGGCGAGCAGGCGGTGCTCTTCGGCCCAGCGCAGCGCGAGGTCGGCCGTGCCGGGGCAGCCGGAGTTTTTCAGGATGCCGGCGAGGTATTCGAGCCTCGACGCATCGATGCAGGCGAAGGTCTGCTGAAGGTCGCCGACGCAGGACGCGCGGCGCTGAATGATGGCGGGGTGGGTCATGAAAATCTCACGGTGTTTGTGATGCACATGATAATATGATGCACAGAGTGAGAATGCAAGGGTCTTGATTATCAGAAAAATGCTGCCTAAATTGCACGCAGTAGGAGGTGACACATGAGCGACACACGAAAGACGCCCGAGCGGATCAATTTCATCGTTGACCCGGAGCTTCGGCAGATGATCAAGCGGTGGAGACACCAAAACGAGATCGACACGGAAGGCGAAGCGGTGCGCGAACTGCTGCGCCGCCAGCTTCAGGCCGAGCAGACGGTCGCGGCGTAACCCGCCATGCCGCAGTACCTGTATGTGATCCGCCGCGACGACGGCGTGCGGAAACTCGGCCGTTCGCACAATCCCCAGGCGCGCATGGCCCAGCTCTACCACGCGGTTTCGCGCGACCTCGCCGATGGCCTCGCTGTGGAATACCAGATCGAGTGCCCGGCGGGTCTGATTGCCAAAGCGGAGACTTACGCTCACTCGCTGATGCGCAAATGGCGGGTTGAAGGCGAATGGTTTCGGATTGACGCCGTCATGGCCCAGCAAGCGGTCGATACGGCTGCCACGCTGGCTGTGCAGGATGGCGGTTTCCCGGCTCCTGATATCAAGAGAACCACATTGATGATACAGAAGGATCTGTTCGAAGACGTCACCGAATACCGCTTCGTCCAGCGTCACAATTCCTTCAATGACGCCATCCTTGACTTGATCCGCGTCGGGCTGGAAGCTTCTCGCCGCGCCTGACGCACGCAAAGAAACCCCGCGGCCCTGGAGCGCCGCGAGGTCTAGTGAGTTACCGCTATTCGAAAGGAGGAGTCGTCGTGCTGTGCAGAGGCAGCGTGCGCCCGGCCGGGTTGGCATGCAACGCTTAATTGCGCAACGCTGTTGCAAAAAAACCCCGCGCCGGATGACGGCCGACGCAGGGGTTCGAGTTCCGCATTCCTCAGATACTATCTGCGCAATAGAAAGTTGTCGGACGGCAGACCGTGGACCTATAAACGCGCCACCGGCAAGGTAACTGCGTTGAAAGGAGTCTGCCGCCCGGCTTTCCTCTACCACGGCGCGCGCTGCGGCGCAATGATTAATCGCGCTCACGGCTCGCCCCGCTGGGCATAATAGATTTTCGCCGCCCACTGTCCGGCAACACAGCCGGCGCACGAGGGAAAGTTCCTCATCAGCGTCTGCTGGGTGTCGGGGCTGTAGCACAGCGCGCAGGCGACGCCGTCGTCGTCGGCTTCCCGGCGGTAGCAGCCAGGGATGCCGGTGCTGGACGGCTGCCCGGTCGGCCGGGTGAGGCGGCGCGGCCCAGTCATGCCGACGCCCAGGCGATGATCGCCAGCACTAGCACCGCATCGATCGCGAAATTGCCGAGCAGGACGGCGCGGAGCAGCGACCGCGAGCGCCAGACCTCGGACCGAGCAAGCTCGGCCGATAGATCGCCTGACGGCGGGATGACGGAGCGCCCGGCGCTCATGGCCGCCCGAACCACTGTGCGACGACCACGGCGGTAATAGACCAGCCGATCACCGCCGTGCAGACGTAGATGCCCATGCAGAGCGCGACCGAGCGCACACTACGACGAACGTCATAGTTGGCGCGGCATTGTTGGCAATCATCAGGAGTTTCGGGTGACGCGAGCCGGGTACCCTGCTCGTCAGCTGTTGACGCGAGCAGCATACCCTCCTCGTTTTTTTCATTACGAGGCTTGCCAGAGCTAGCATCTATGCCTGAATATCTGGTCAGACGCACCAAGGCGAGACTCCTTGTGTGGGTTTAGACGCCGCAGCGGGCGCGATACCTGCTGCGTTTTGTCGGGCCGACGAAAGTCGGTTGTCGGTGTGCGGCAGCGCCGTTACCCGTTAGATCTTCCGGACCTGTGGGCTTTAGCGCTGCCGCTCACTACCTCCCCAGACGGGGAGAAGAACTTAGATCACTCGTACATCATTCCACACCCGTACGTCGCAGACCGCAAGGACAAGTTTGCGGCCTCTGTTTCCGCGTCCGGGTCTTCAGTCGAGAACGAACCGGGGTCGGAGCGACAAACCGGCAAAAGGTTGCATGTGTGCCAGATTGTCGCGGCCTTTCCATAACCCAAGTTCAGCACACCACGCCGCCCGCTGCAACGCCGAACGAGGTCGCAGAAGCAGTATATCTGCACTATGTCGGTACAGTTTCGGACAAATATGCCAAAGAAATAGTCCGACTACGACCAGTAACGCGGACTTTTTCACGGTAATTGAGACGTCTTTAGTTCGCATGCGGTTCGCTCGTGCAGCATTGACTCGTCGGATTACTCCCAAAGCCCCACTACCCGTGCGATACCGCGGCATTAGCGGTTAATGTGTTAATCTCCGCCGGAGCATCTGGCAGGGGTAAAACATGTGGTTTCGTATCGGCGAGGTAGACCGTCATCCCGGCTGATCCCGGATGAGCAGATCGCCGCAATGTACGCGTCGGGTTTAGACGCGGACTCCGTTGGCTATCGCGCCGGCTGTTGCGGCACCACCGTCCTCGTCATCGTCCGCGCCGCGGGCGGCACCGTACGCCCGCCGGGTTCCAACCCCGGCAAGCCGCTCCGACTGAGCGCCGCCGAAATCTGCACGCTGTACCGCGCGGGCGAAAGCGGCCCCATGATCGCCAGCAAAGCAGGCTGCACGCCCTCGACTATTTACCGGCTCCTACGCCAGCATGGCGTCACCATGCGCGACACTGGCCCGCGTACGGCTGCCCAGGCCGCAGCGCACGCGCGCAAGACCAAAGAGGCCATGATCGCCAGACGTCGGGAGCGGGGCGATGGATAGAGTGGTCTTTCAGATACAGATGCGCTCGCTCGCTGATGCGGTGGCGCACCTCCGAACACTCGATCTAGCCGGCATGGAAGCGCTCGCCGTCACCCACGGCACCGACCGCGAAATGGCCCTGATCCGCGCCGTCCGCGCCGCCCTGCTCACCCTGCCGTAAAGGAACCGCCATGCCGCTGATTACATTGGTCGTCACGCTGATCGTCGTGGGCGTGCTGCTCTGGTTGGTGAACACCTATATTCCGATGGACCCGACCATCAAGAAGATCATCAACATCGTTATTGTGATCGCCGTTGTGCTCTGGCTGCTGCAGGTTTTCGGCGTGCTGAGCGGCCTGCACACGGCGCGCGTGGGCTGAAACGCAAAGACCCACCGCGCGAGGTGGTGGGTCTTCACGGGCCGGCAGGGGTCCAGGAGCTTCCGAGCAGGAGCAGCGCCAGGGTGACATGGCCGGGTTAACAGGAGGTGAACGTCATGACCGGCCAGACGCATCAGCAGAAACGGGCGGATCTCCTGCGGGACATCGACGCCGGTCTGGCCGATGTCGCGGCGGGAAGGCTCTTTGATGGCGAGGAACTCATGAACGAACTCATGAACGAAACCCCCGACGACTTCGATCAACTCATCCACGATCTTGACCGCCACCTGCGCGAGATGGAGGCGCGGATCGCGGCCGGCGAAGTGACTGACCCGGCCGTGCTCACCATGGCGCGCGGCCTGCGCAAGGAGCTGGATCGCTATTTCCAGACCGGAAACGACGGCAACTCGCCCTGACATTTTACCAAACGGCCATTTGCTGGCGGTTAGCAGTTTCGATAAATGTAAAGTTGGTCATATGCCCATGAGACAAGTCTGTCTCATGACCCGCTATCGATAGACCCGCCGGTCGCGCCAAAGCCCCGCTGCCGACGCCGCAGAAACCGCGTATTCTGTTGAAGCAAGGCAGTGCATGGCACGGCAGTGCATGGTTCGGCGAGGTTCGGCTAGGCATGGTCGGGCGCGGTTTGGTCAGGCCCGGCATGGCTCGGCGTGGCCGGTTCTGGTAAGGCCCGGTTCGGCACGGCTAGGCAGGGGTGGGGCGACGGGCAACTGTCGCCCCCAAACTTTGTCAGACCTTCGTGCCCGCAAGCTGCTCTTTCCGCCGCAGACGCCGCGCCCGCGCCAGCGCCTGAGAGTCGGTGCTGGTTCGCAGCGGGACGCCGTTGCGCTGCAGGATTTCTACGATTTCGCGGTCGTACTGGCGACTGCGCCAGCCAAGCTCGGTTCTGCTGATGCCTTCAACGTAAAGTCGGCACACTTCCATCTCAGACAACCGAGCGGTGCGAAAACTTCCCAAATCAGCACATCCCATAATTCAGCAGCTCCAGCAGCGCTAAGCGCTCGCGCTCGCATTCCAACTGGCGCGTCAGGTCAGCGTTGCGCTGACGCTCTTCGGCCAACTTGACGGCGTAGTGCCTGATGATCTCTTGGAGTAGCGCGTACTCTTCAGTGTCCATCGATGCCAAACCGTGTTTGGATGAGAGCGTGTCTGGGCAGGTCAACTGGGCAGGTCAAGGCGCGGCTAGGTTCGCCTCGGTTTGGTTCGG